ATCACGATTGTGGTATGTGCTGAGTGCATGGAGTTTATGCATTATACACAAATCACTATTGCCTGCCTATTTATTAGGCATTTATAAACCCACCAATAAAAAACTGCTTAATTATTGCACAACTGCACAAATACCGAGCAAATACCAACTTAGTTTGCCTATTTATTAGGCATACACACATATTTTACTAGACCTTGCATGGGGCATACCCCCGTTACCCGTTACATGTATACAGCTCCGACAGAAAATTAGGAAAAAGAATCTATAAACCACATCTCGCCCACTTACTTTATAGAGCACAAAATAGATAAATATACGCAAGCACTAATAAAATAAGAAAAAAAGAGCGTAAACTAGGTATCATTTGTGCCTATACTAAGTACAAACTCCCTATACTAAGAACGATAAGGAAAAATGCTTCTCTATACTAGTAACGATAAGCGCATATTACTATTAGCCCCCTCAAGGGTTAATATATTTTACATATAATTACATGTTTTGTCAAGATAAAAAGTTGAACTTTACTAATATTTGTGATACAATATGTAATGAAAAGAAAAGGCATGGAATATAACTCTATTTTAGAGCAAATTTCACACGAATACGAGCAATACGGGCGATTTAAGACACATATCCCCAGTCATCACGTATATTACGTCCGTGCAGCTCTAAGAGAACGTACTGGGCAGGACTTTAGCGTTGAGGATGTTGAAAAAGCGTTGGTTGCTGAAGGTAAGCTACGGTATGGCAGAGTGACCTAACTCTGCGTTGACTTTTCAGTTGTACTTATTTCTGCGGAGTTCGCTATAACTGGCAAAAATCAACAGGACGGGGCGAATCCAGCGCTCGCCTCGTCTATTTTATGGAAGAAGCATGGCTGAAAAGAAATCAAAAGGAAAAATGCCCGCCCGAAATAAGAAGAACTTTCGTTCTACTAAGTCGGGAGCCGGAATGACGACTGAGGGTGTAAAAGCCTACAGACGTATGAACCCCGGCAGCAAACTTAAAACGGCTGTTACCGAGAAGAAACCCGGTAAGAAGAGAGCAGCTAGACGTAAATCTTTCTGTGCTAGAAGCGCAGGACAAATGAAAAAGTTTCCTAAGGCGGCTAAGAATCCTAACAGTAGGTTGAGGCAGGCTAGGAGACGCTGGAGATGTTAAATGGTAAAAGCTTGGTTCATAGTAGCAATAATGTCGGGTATATATACGGACGGCACAAAAGATATATTTATATTTCAACACCCCGTAGACCACGGGCACTTTCATAATTCGTACATGTGCAATAAATTCATAGGGGACAATCCTTTTAAGATTGCTAAGGCTCTGGTTAATCAGTATGGTGCCAGACCTCCTGAGCGGATTGTATGTGTGCCAGAAGAAACAGTCGAAATGTTTATGGAAGCAGGCGGCAAAAGAGGTGAGAAAACCTAATGTTATACGAGCCTACCTGCGAAATTTGTGGAAGCCACATCGAGGACGACAGATGCGAAGTGTGCGAACATACTGGAGACAATGGCGCTTGGGTAGAAGAAGTTATAAAGGAAAAAGATGACACCGGAGACACTTGATAAATGGCGAATACTACCGAGACTAATGATGTTAGTCATGACAGGTGTCTATATCCGTTGTATAGAATGGGCTTTGAGTCAGCCAGAGTTGACCACACAGCAAGCAGGGCTCATATCAGTGATTACAGGAGCGATGACAGGTTCATTTGCTATCTGGATGGGAGCGGAGAAACAGGAACCAAAAAGGATGGACAAATAATGGCAAATGTGATAAAATATTTTAAACGTATATGGTGCGCTATCTTAAATAAGAAGTGCCACGAGGACTGCGACTGTAACGTCAAGTGATAAAAATGTTTGGAACACTACTTAGTTCAGTATCAAGTTTAGCTTCATCATACATAGAAGGTAAAACAGCAATACAGAAAGCTGAAGCTACCATTCGTATGAAAGAGGCAACAGGAGAAATCGACTGGGACCTAGCTGCTATGAGGGCGTCTCAGAGCTCGTGGAAAGATGAGTGGTTGACTTTACTCTTCTCAATCCCTCTAGTACTGAGCTTCTGTGGCGAATGGGGAAGGGCTATAGTAGCGGATGGCTTTGAAGCGCTTGCAGGGATGCCGCAGTGGTATCAGATTGCGTTAGGAGCTATCGTAAGTGCTAGCTTTGCTACACGTTCAGCAGGCAAGTTCTTCAATCGGATGAAAAAGAAATGAAGATAAATAGATTAGCTAATATGCTAAACTTTAAAACTCTTACTAATATTAAAAATGGTAAGAAGGTAAATAAGGCAAGTAAGACAGCAGACAAAACAAACAACAAGTCACAGTATGCTGCAGCAGATATACCTGAGAATGTTAAGCGTATGATAAAAGACTACAAAGGGTATGAGGCAATAAAAGAGCTAGAAAGAATGAAAAAGATAGCACCTTTTTTACGTCCCATATTTGATGAGATGATTGCAAAGGAAAAGAAAAATTCGTAATGGCAAAGTGGAGTATCCCAATGTTTAAGTTATCAAGTAAAAGTTTAGGAAAGTTAGAGGGGGTAAATCCTCTGATGGTGGATACGGTGAAACGTGCTATCGAACTGACCAAAGTAGATTTCGGTGTAATATATGGAGTTCGTTCATTGGAAACTCAGAAGAAGCTCTATGCTGCAGGACGCTCACAGACGATGAAGTCTAAGCACCTCATACAAGAAGACGGCACATCACACGCTGTCGATTTAATGGCGTACGATGGCAGTGAGCCGAGCTGGGAAATTGTGATGTATGATGATATAGCTGATGCTATGAAAGCTGCTGCAAAAGAAACTGGTGCTAAAGTTAGATGGGGCGCCGCTTGGAATATAGATAATATAGCTGAGTGGGAACGTCCGATGGAAGATGCAATGAATAACTACATTGACATAAGAAGAAACCAAGGGCGTCGTCCCTTTATTGACGGTCCACACTTTGAACTCATGGAGGCTTAAATGGCTATGACGCCGAAACAGAAGAAATTTGCAGCATTAGCACCCCCACGTAATAAAATTACTTATGCTGATAAGATAGCAGGAGCTACTAAAGCTAAGCGTGGCAAAACAAAAATAAAAAGACCTCTAACAAAAGTTATTAAGGGGCTCAATAAGGCTTCTAAGTTACATGCAGGACAAGCTAAAACTTTAAAGAAAGTTCTCAATGACCAAAAAAAGTACAAAACGGGACCCAAAGGTAGGAACGGGAAAAAAGCCTAAAGGGTCAGGCAGACGTTTATATACTGACGAGAACCCAAAGGACACTGTATCAATTAAATTTGCTACTATGGCTGACGCCAAAGCCACTATAGCAAAAGTAAATCGAGTAAAAAAGCCCTACGCAAGGAAGATACAAATATTGACTGTAGCAGAGCAACGTGCTAAAGTTATGGGCAAGACCGCAATAGCGAGTCAGTTTAAACAGGCAAAAGCAACCTTGCGAAGGAAACATAACAAAAATGGCACACATAATAAGTAACATCCCATACTTCAAAGCATGGGTACGTAGAGAGTACACAACAAATTTTACACAATATCATGGCGAGTTTTTACACGCTATGGTGGTAGCCGTAACGACACTCCCGATGAAGACACTAAGTTTTCAAGTTATATTTACGGGATGTGAGGAAGAGGAGAACATACACGGTGGTGCAATGTGGGCAAGAATGCCCCTAACAGCACTGGTAGCAGACACTCCATATGATGAGTGGGCAGAACCGATGCCAACCTACCTAGCCCAACCTTGGGATTGTCAATCACACAATCACTCGGTAATAGTGCTGAACAGAGCCACACCTTGTCCGTGGATTGCAAAGATAGACAACGAGTTTTATCCTGCAAAGTATTACTTCACGATAGACTACACGGACAGCGAAGTAGCAGATGACCCTGCACAACACAAACAAAGTCACGTGTTGGAACTTATGGATGCAGGAAAATGGACAGGCAACATAGTTGCACTACCAAACAATCGTGTAAGGGTAACTAACCCTGCATGGTTTGTAACTGGCGAAGGAGCCCCTGATTTTTCCCCTAGCCAGTGGACGCACCACTCGAAGCAAGACCCTAATTATGTAGGAGACCCAGAGCGAGTATTTAACAATCTATACGCTGAGGAGAAATAAGTATGGCAATGTACAAAAAATCAAAAGGCGCCGCCCGAAGAGGGATGATGAAATCAAAGGGTGCTGCACGTCGTGGTAAGACTAACATGACAAAAAAATCAAAAGGGATGGCTCGTGGCGGTAAGTCAATGATGAGCAAAGGTTACGCTAGAGGTGGAACCAAGGCTAGAATGGGTAAAACCAAAATGGCTGCAAAGGGCGGTAAGATGACTCTTGCTAAATTAAGAAAGATAGCTGGAGAAATGAATTACAAGCTAGTTAAGAAGAAGTAGTTATGGCTAAAAAGAAAACAACTAAGAAGAAGTCAGGAGCTAAGCCAACAAATCCTGCTTTGTATGCTAGAGTAAAAGCTGAAGCCAAACGCAAGTTCAAGGTGTATCCCTCAGCTTACGCCAACGGGTGGTTGGTTAGAACTTATAAGCAACGAGGTGGGGGCTACTCTTAATGGCAAAACCTACTGGTGGATTGACGGCTTGGTTTGGTAAAGGACCAAAAGGTGACTGGGTCGATATTGGTGCGCCTAAAAAGAAGGGCAAGTTCCAAGCCTGCGGTCGAAAATCCACCAAAACATCTAAGAGGTCATATCCTAAATGCGTACCTAGAAGCAAAGCAGCTTCAATGACAAAGTCTCAGATAAAGAGTGCTGTTGCAAGGAAGAGAGCCAAAGCTCAAGGAGTTGGAGGTAAACCAACAAACGTAAAAACTATTGTTAAAAAGAGAGCTAAAAAGAAAGCGTAGTCTGTGTCTAAATACAAAAGAAATTACAGGAAAGAGTACGATAACTACCAAGGCTCTCCAGAGCAAATAAAACGCCGTAATAGTAGAAATAAAGCTAGACGTATAATGGCTAAAAAAGGAGTTGTTAAAAAGGGTGATGGTAAAGATGTGCATCACACATCTGGCAATCCCATGAACAACAAAAAATTATCAGTAAAGTCTAAATCTAAGAACCGTTCTTTTGCAAGAACAAAAACAGCTAGAAAGAAGAATCCACGTGCATAAACAATTAACAGAAATGCAAGAAAAATTTCTAAATGCTTTATTTGGTGAAGCAGGAGGTAATTATGCGAAAGCAATGCGTATCGCAGGATATGCCCCTAGCACTAAGACACACGCATTAATACAATCTCTACGTTCAGAGATTATAGAACGTGCAGAACTACAGCTAGCAGTCAACGCACCTAAAGCAGTTATGTCGATGGTAGGAATACTAGACGACCCTACAGCATTAGGTAACAGAGAAAAGCTTGTTGCTGCTCAACAACTATTAGACCGTGTTGGCTTATCACGAGTTGAAAAGATAAACGTATCCTCTGATAAACCGATGGGACTATTTATTTTACCAGAGAAGAAGAATGACGATATCAAACAAATTGAATCCAACGAGCCGGTACTCTAAGTTAAATGGAGCTCAAGTTCCTTGGGGCTATGAGAGAGACAAACAAGACCCACAACTTCTGCATCCTATTGAAGAACAGCTAGAGGCACTAGCACAGGGGGTAGAGTATCTGAAGCAGTCATCTTACAATGAAGTAGCTAGATGGCTTACAGATTACACAGGTAGAAAAATATCTGGTATGGGTTTGTGGAAAAGAATAAAACAAGATAAAACGGACAGACGAAGACATGTTGAACAAAAACGCCGTGCCGCCAAGACCCAAGCAGAAGGGAACATTAAAACGGAAGCCGCAGTCGGCTGAAGAAAGACAGCTCCTAAAAGCGAAAAAGAGTCAGAGAGCGGCAAAGCTAAAATTAAGACATGCACAGAAAAAGATAGCATCTCTACAGACTACAGAAGAAGAGACGTACTTTGAAGAGGTAGGCACTGGAGCCGGACAGCATGCAGAAGAAGCACCTGAAGTACTGTTTCAGCCTAACCCCGGTCCTCAAACAGATTTCTTAGCTGCACCAGAGCGAGAAGTATTATACGGCGGAGCAGCAGGAGGCGGTAAAACTTTTAGTTTGATTGTTGACCCATTGCGATATTGTAATAATCAAAACTTTAATGCCCTTATACTAAGACGTACAAACGACGAACTAAGAGAGATTATACACAAAAGTCACGAGTTATTCCCTAAAGCATTTCCGGGCGTTAAATGGCTAGAGAAGAAAAGTCAGTGGACGTTTCCATCAGGGGCTAGAATATGGATGACTTACCTAGAACAGGATAAAGATGTACTACGTTATCAAGGTCAAGCATTTACTTACATCGGGGTTGATGAACTTACTCAATATTCTACTCCTTATGCTTGGGATTATCTACGTTCTCGTCTCAGGACGGTTGACCCAAATCTTCCTGTTCATATGCGAGCTACTACCAACCCCGGCGGACCGGGGCATCAATGGGTTAAGAAAATGTTTATTGACCCTGCTGTACATAACACAGCTTTTTGGGCAACAGATATTAACAGTGGTGAAACGCTTAGATACCCTGCAGCACACTCTAGGGCAGGTGAACCACTCTTCCAAAGACGATTCATCCCTGCAAAGTTAGTAGATAACCCATATCTGTACAATGCAGGTGACTATGAAGCAATGTTGTTATCTCTACCAGAGGTACAAAGGAGACAATTACTTGAAGGCTCATGGGATATTGCAGAAGGTGCGGCATTTAGCGAGTTTGACCGCAGATACCATACAACTAAGAGTTACAAGATTCCTCATTCTTGGCGCAAGTTTAGAGCATGTGACTATGGTTACTCCTCCCATACTGGTGTATTATGGTTCGCTGTAGACCCAGTAGATGAAACCCTAATAGTGTATAGAGAGCTATACGTAAGTAAAAAGACAGCAAAAGAACTTGCTCACATAATTTTACACTTGGAGGAGGAAGAAACAATTAGCTACGGCGTGTTAGACTCATCATTGTGGCACAAACGAGGAGACACAGGACCAAGCTTAGCAGAGCAGATGATTGTGGAGGGTTGTAGATGGCGCCCTTCAGACAGAAGTAGAGGTAGTAGAGTAGCAGGTAAAAACGAGGTGCACAGGCGACTAAAGGTAGATAAGGAGAAAGAGAGAGCAGGATTAGAGATATTTGATAACTGCACAAACCTTATAGCACAACTACCAACACTGCCTTTGGACAGAAATAATCCAGAGGATGTAAACACAAAAGCAGAAGACCACTTGTATGATGCGTTAAGGTATGGTATAATGTCAAGACCAGTCAGTAGGTCTATCTTTGACTACCCCTCCAAAATGCTAGAACCACAGTGGCAACCTGCAGATTCAACATTTGGATATTAATATGGCAGAAGAAACACCCTTAGAAGAACTTATGTTTGAGCCTAAATCAGGCTCTGATGCACTAGCCGACTATGTTATGCAAAAATTTACTGACATAGAGGATAGCAGACGTGACGAAGAAGAACGATGGCTCAACGCATATAGGCAGTATAGAGGGCTGTATGGTCCTGAAACACAGTTTACCGACACAGAAAAATCACAAGTATTTATAAAAGTTACAAAGACGAAAGTGCTAGCTGCTTACGGGCAGATGACAGACGTTTTATTTGCAGGACAGCGCTTTCCTCTTGGTGTTGATTCTACAAGAATACCAGAAGGTGTAGAAGAAGCAGTAAACTTTGACCCCAAAGCACCAGAACAGATGCTTAAGAAAGCACCTAATGTGTTTGGCTTTCCCGGTGATGGCAAAGAGTTACCGCCGGGTGCAACACAGGATAGCCTAGAGCTAGGAGCACTACAGGATAAACTAGAACCTGTAGAGAGCATGCTTAAGTCAGGGTATGGTAAAACACCAACATCACAAACATTTAATCCTGCACAGGAAGCTGCAAAGCGAATGGAAAAGAAAATACTTGACCAGCTAGAAGAGTCAAGTGCTTCTCGTCATTTGCGAGGCACAGCTTTTGAAATGGCTTTATTTGGAACAGGGATAATAAAAGGTCCATTTGCGTTAGAGAAAGAGTATGCAAATTGGAACGAAGACGGAGACTACGACCCTCTGATAAAAACTGTACCTCGTGTAGAAAATGTCTCCATATGGAACTTCTACCCAGACTCAGACGCTAAGAACATAGACGAGTGTGAGTACGTTATACAGAGACACAGAATGAGCGCCTCAGATTTACGGGGGCTGACAAAGAGACCTTACTTTAAAAAAGACCAAATAGAAGCATGTATAGAATCAGGAACAAACTATACACGTAAGTGGTGGGAGACAGACCTAGAAGATTATAGAAATTCCTACGATATAGACAGATACGAAGTATTAGAGTTCTGGGGTAACATAGACAGCAAGCTTGCAGAACAAGCTGGACTAGATGTACCAGAAGAACTTTCAGATGCTGATACACTACAGGTAAACTGTTGGGTGTGTCATGATAAGATTATACGTTTGGTTATAAATCCTTTTACACCGAAGAGGATACCATACTTTGCAGCTCCATATGAGCTCAATCCTTACAGTTTCTTCGGGGTAGGTTTGGCAGAGAACATGTCAGATACACAAAGCTTGATGA